GTACTGCGGCTACAGTAACTGGAGCCGCGCAATCTGCTATTACATCACTTGGTACACTCACAACCCTTACTGTTGATAATATTATTATTAATGGAACGAACATAGGCCACACATCTGATACAGACTCTATTGCTATTGCTAGTGATGGCGTAGTTACATTTAGTCAAGCACCTGTGTTCCCAGATGGATCTATTGCAGTTGCTGACTTAGACATTGATGGTGGTACTGATATAGGTGCCAATTTAGCAGATGCAGACCTACTAATAGTTGATGACGGAGCAGGTGGTACTAATAGAAAAACTGCTATGTCAAGAGTCAAAACATACGTTGCTGATGTTACATTAACAACAGCCGCACAGACTAACATCACAAGTTTAGGCACACTTACCGCTTTAACAGTAGATGATGTGGCTATTAATGGCAAAGTAATGACCATGACTGGATCAACTGATGATACTGCGGTGTTTACAGTTGGTACTAACGGCACATTAACAATTGAAACAACAGATACGGCCGCGGCGGCAGCGAATATACAAATAACTGCTGACGGTACCTTTGAAGTAGATGCAACTACTGTTACACTAGATAGTGCCGGTGATATTGTACTTGATGCAGATGGGGCAGACGTAATATTTAAAGATGCCGGAACTGCTATTGGTACGTTTACAAATAGTTCAAGTGATTTTGTTATACAATCAAATGTTCAAGACAAAGATATTCTCTTTAAAGGGGATGATGGCGGCTCAGGTATTACAGCATTAACGTTAGATATGAGTGATGCTGGTAAAGCAACATTTAATGGAGCAATTACTGGCGGTGGACTACTTACAACTGGTGGTAATATTGTTATACCTGATGCAGGTAATATTGGTAGTGCTAGTGATACAGATGCGATTGCTATTGCTAGTGATGGCGTAGTTACAATGAACCAAATACCTGTATTCAGTGCAGGTATTAATGTATCAGGTGGTACTATTGCAGGAACACTTGCTACTGCCGCTCAAGGTAATATAACCTCTTTGGGTACATTGACAACGCTGACCGTTGATAATATCATTATTAACGGAACAAACATTGGTCACACTTCTGATACAGATGCTATTGCAATAGCAAGTAACGGAGTTGTTACATTTAGTCAAGCGCCAGTGTTCCCAGATGGATCTATTGCAGTTGCTGACCTAGATATTGACGGTGCAACAGATATAGGAGAGGCTCTTGTAGATGCAGATCTGTTTATTGTTGATAACGGAGCAGATGGTACAAATAGAAAAGCCACATTGTCAAGGTTAAAAACATACATTGGCGATCACACTAGTGCGGCGGCAGATGATATTACTGCCGGCGATGCGGCAATTCTTCTTACAACAAGTTCGGGTAATATTACTATTGATGCCGCGGCAAACGATTCTGATATTATCCTCAAAGGAACAGACGGCGGCGCAGACACAACCTTTTTAACTATAGATGGTAGTGCCGCAGGTAAAGCAACATTCAATAATGAAATTGTATCAGGTGCTGTTATTACATCTGGTGCAGGTCTTATAATTGCTGACGATGGTAATATTGGTAGTGCTAGTGATACAGATGCTATTGCTATTGCCGCCAATGGCGTAGTTACAATGAACCAAATACCTGTATTCAGTGCAGGTATTAATGTATCGGGTGGTACTATTGCTGGTACGCTAGCAACCGCGGCACAGACTAATATCACAAGTGTTGGTACATTAACAGCATTAACAGTAGATGATGTGGCTATTAATGGTAAAGTCATAACAATGACTGGGTCAACTGATGATACCGCAGTATTTACAGTTGGCACTAATGGCACACTAAGCATTGTTACAACTGATACCGCGGCAGCCGCGGCGAACATACAAATTACAGCAGATGGTACTGCTGAACTTGCAGGCACTACAGTCACATTAGATTCTGGAGGAGATATAGTCCTTGATGCAGATGGTGCTGATGTTATCTTTAAAGATGCAGGTACAGAGATAGGACGATTTACTAATAGTTCTACCGATTTTGTTATGCAAGTTGCTACTCAGGACAAAGACATTGTCTTTAAAGGGGATGATGGCGGCTCAGGTATTACTGCGCTAACTTTAGACATGAGTGATGCTGGTAAAGCAACATTTAATGGAGCAATTACTGGCGGTGGACTACTTACAACAGGAGGTAATATTGTTATACCTGATGCAGGTAATATTGGATCTGCCTCAGATACAGATGCTATTGCTATTGCCTCAGACGGCGTAGTTACCATGAACCAAATACCTGTATTCAGTGCTGGTATTAACGTTTCTGGTGGTACTATCGCTGGTACATTAGCAACTGCCGCACAAGGAAACATTACGTCACTAGGTACGCTTACAACATTAACTGTCGATAATATTATTATAAATGGCACGAACATTGGACATACGTCAGACACAGATTCTATTGCTATTGCGTCTAATGGGGTTGTAACTTTCTCACAAACACCAGTATTCAGTTCAGACATTACAGTTACAGATGATATATATCTTGACAGTGACGGTTCAGTAATTCATTTTGGTGATGATGGTGAAGTTACGTTAACACACGTTCACAACCAAGGTCTTCGTATGGAAGACAGTGATAAACTTACATTTGGTGCCGGCGATGATCTACAACTTTACCATGATGGTAGTAATTCATATATCGATGATGGTGGAGACGGATCAATATTCATACGTTCTGGTACAACGTACATACAAAATGCCGCGGGCTCAAAAACTTCAATAGCAACTAACGCCGGCGCCGGACAAGACATTTATCATAATAATACTGTAAAGTTAACAACGACAGCAAATGGTATTACTGTAAGTGGTGGCATTATAATTGCTGATGCAGGTAATATTGGTAGTGCTAGTGACACAGATGCGATTGCCATTGCTAGTGATGGCGTAGTTACATTTAGTCAAGCACCAGTGTTCCCAGATGGATCTATTGCAGTTGCTGACCTAGATATTGATGGTGCAACTGACATAGGTGCGGCTATTGCTGATGCCGACCTAATAATTGTTGATGATGGAGCAGGTGGCACAAACAGAAAAGCCACAATGTCAAGACTCAAAACTTACATGGGACTTTCAGCAGGTGCATTAGCATTAACAAGTCTTGATATTGATGGTGGTACTGATATAGGTGCTGATCTAGCAGATGCAGATCTGTTTATTGTTGACGATGGAGCAGGCGGAACTAATAGAAAAACAGCGGCGTCTCGTATTAAAACATACGTAGCAGATGTAACGCTAACTACTGCGGCGCAAACAAATATTACTTCGCTTGGTACACTTACTGCTCTAACAGTTGACGACGTAGCAGTTAATGGCAAAGTCATAACAATGACTGGTTCTACAGATGATACGGCAGTTTTCACTGTAGGGACAAATGGCACATTAACAATTGAAACAACAGATACAGCCGCTGCCGCGGCTAATATCCAAATTACCGCTGACGGTACATTTGAAGTAGATGCAACTACTGTAACTTTAGATAGTGCTGGTGATATTGTACTTGATGCAGATGGCGCAGATGTAATATTTAAAGATGCAGGTACTGAAATTGGTAGAGTTACTAATTCGTCAACTGATCTTGTACTAGAAGTTGCTACTCAAGATAAAGACATTCTCTTTAAAGGGGATGATGGCGGTTCAGGTATTACTGCGCTAACGTTAGATATGAGTGATGCTGGTACTGCGGTATTTAACCACGATATTAGAATTGCTGACGGTGGTTTAATTGGTAGTGCAAGTGATGCCGATGCAATGTCAATTAGTTCTGCAGGCCTTGTAACATTTACACAAGATATTTCAGTTAACTCTCGCAACGATGTAAGATTTTACGATAGTGATAATTCAAATTACGTATCACTTAGAGCAGGTGCAACTGTTTCATCAAATGTTACATGGACATTGCCTACAGCAGACGGTACTAGCGGACAATTCTTAAAAACAGATGGTGCAGGAAATCTAAGTTTTGGCGCCGCAGGTAGCGGAGGTGGCAGTACAGGATTTAGTAATAGTACAATTACAACTGCACCCGGTGCAAGCGACAACTATGACTTAGCAGAAGGAACAGGCCAAGATGGAGACGAAACACCATTTGAAGCAGGCGGACAAGATGCCTTTGGTGTAAGTTTAGGTACAGTGTACGACAATATGGAACCAACAGGTAGTACAACTACAATAGATTACGGTGATGGCGAAGCCTATGTTGGTGCATAAATATAATGGAGAGATAAAAAATGCCTACAGTATTACAATTTAGACGAGGAACAACTGCCCAAAATGGTAACTTTACAGGTACTTTGGGTGAACTCTCTGTCAATACAACAACAGATGCAATACGTGTTCATGACGGATCTACCGCAGGTGGATTTGAAATGATGCGAGCCGATCTGAGTAACGGCGCAGATGCTATGCAAACATCAAGTTCTACAGCATCTAAACCTGAGATAAAATTAACTAACACCGCAGACGATGCAACTAGTCCACTTTTAATATTTGAATCCGACAGGGCTAATCCCGCAGATAACGACGTTGCTGGTGAAATTTCATTTATAGCAAGTGACTCCGGCGGTACACAAACAGAATTTGCACAAATACAAGGAATAGCCGCAGATGTTACAAATACTACAGAGGACGGCAAACTAACATTTACTACATTAGTAAATGGTTCAGCCGTTGTTCCTCTAACACTTGATGCATCGGGTGCTACGATTGTTGGTAATGTCGCTATATCAAATGGCGGTACTATAGGAACTGCTAGTGATGCTGATTCCATAACGATTGCTTCTGCCGGTGCTGTTACGTTTAGTCAAAGAAGTGTTCATAGTGCAGGTATTACTATTGCTGATGCCGGACAAATAGGTTCTGCAAGTGATGCAGATGCCATTGCTATTGCTAGTGATGGCGTAGTTACATTTAGTCAAACTATTGCTGGTAGCATTAACGGCACTGCGAATATTGGAACTAATGTTACAGTAAGCGCAAACAACAGTACAAACGAAACATGCTACCCTACATTTGTTGACGGTGCTACTGGTACCCAAGGTATAGAAACAGATACAGGATTAACATATAATCCAAGTAACGGTACATTAACAACTACAATTTTAGCAGGTACTGCTAACGCCGCAAAATACGCTGACTTGGCAGAGATGTACACTCCAGATCAACCAATCGAACCAGGAACAGTAGTTTGTTTTGGCGGTAAGGAAGAAATTACAGTTTGCGATATAGATATGTGTCAGCGTGTGGCAGGTGTTATATCAACTGATCCTGCATATTTAATGAACTCGGACTTAGACGCCGGTGCACCATTAGCACTAACAGGACGTACTCCTTGTAAAGTTACAGGTTCTATTAAGAAAGGTGACATGATGGTTTCAGCAGGCAATGGCAGAGCCAGAGCAGAAGCAAATCCGGTTTTAGGTAGTATAATTGGTAAAGCAGTAGAAGACAGCGAAGGCGATGCTATTATTGAAGTAGTTATTGGCCGTTTATAAGTTCTATTATTTTAATTTTTTGTATTATCTCATCAACTTTAAAAGTACTAAAAACACCTGGGTGTAACGGCTTTGGCCAACTATCAATACTAGTCCAAGCATAGCCTTTATGTTCGTTATTAAGTTTAGGAATGAATTCAGATTCAACTATGCTTACATAAGTGTGATATTCGAATTTTTTCTTTGGAGAGGTAAATTTTTCTATAGGTATTGTTTTAACAATATTTGGTAAAAAACCAAGTTCTTCTTCTATTTCTCGTAGCAAAGCATTGTATTCGTTTTCGTTATTATTAACTTTACCGCCGACAAATGCCCACGTATTTTCATGGCTAGAACCGTTCCGCAACATAAAAAGATAACGTTTAGAATCTTTACTAAAAAATATTGTTCCTACTGATTGGCTTATATTACTAATAACCAGTCTCCCGCTCGGTATTCACCTTCATAACTCTTAACCCATGCGCTTCCTGTCCATTTGTATTGGATAGAAGTATGTGTGTTAGTCATATAGTGTACACTCGAATCGGTACTACTGTCAAATGATACTTCCCATTTATCACCATCATATTCTATAATATCATTAGTTCCAGCAACTACATCACCCCAAGCATCAGGTCCGTCGCTGTTAGATGCTGATCCAATATCTTGTAGAATTAAATATCTTTGTCCGTATGCCGCTTCATCTAATCCTGCACCCGGAGCAACAGTTAACGGATTTATAATTTTATTAACCGGATTAATATCATTAGATGGTGTTGTGTCGCTGTCAACAGTAAACAATAATTTAGTATCATCTGCTGGATGGTATGCAACTGTTCCAACTATTTCACCATTACCTACAGTTAATCTTACTTGACTTATACCTTCCTGTAGCTCACCATATTGATTTATTAATGCTTTCCACGTCTGAGGTGTCTTATCGCCTATACGAGAAACTGGATCGTTTAATGGTGTATATTCAGTATCAACTTTATTAGTTACTGAATCTTCTCTTTCTAAAACTGTTAGTGTATTACCTAATAATAACACTCCGTAATTCATTGGAGTAAAATGCATACGTGTTCCCATTAACAAATCACTATCAATAACACCATCAGCAATACTTCCGCTTTCGTCGTATATACTTGCAACAATTTTTTGCACAACGCCAAGTTTCTTAACTTTGGCTGGTGCTGTTATCCAAATTGGAACAGTAAACGTCAGTGTCGCAATATCAATTTGTTCATCAGCACCAACAGGAACCGCTCTATTACTCCATATGGTTTGTGTAAGTTCAATATAACTTAAACTAGTCCAATCTAAATAATTATCGGTGCTTTGTATTTCTAGTGCAGGATTAAACAATGCTAACATTTGCTCTAGTAATTGTAATTTTTGATTAGTATTACTTGTCCATACATCTACATTAATTGTTAGATTGTACGGAACAGGCATCATACGTTCTACCGTAAATGCATTACCTGATGTTGTTAAGTATTCGCCTGTATTGTCGTTATATTTACGTTGACGTATGTGTTTTTTATCAACAAACGTTGGTTCTTGCATACGATCTCTTGCATATTCCATAGCCGTTATATAAACACTCATCATTGGACTTGGTACTTGCTTATTCTCACTATTATCACGTATAATATTGCTTACCAGTCTGGTAGCGTCTCCGTACTTCACTGGAACAGTTAATAGCGTAGTTTGCCCATCTCTGTCTTTGCCGTACTCAACTTGAAAATTTGAAAACGCTCTTATAAATTGTAATAAGAAACGTCTCATCTGATTGTCATAGAAAAATGTCTGTGGCATTACTTTTTGTTCCTTAATAGTACTTCTAATTCATTTAGTTTAGTAGCCATTATTCATCTGCTTTTGCTGATAGTGCTTGACTTAGTCCCTGTCTTTGATCAATAATTGTATTATCGTCATTTGTTGTTTTTGCTGTATTGTTAAAGAACCCGTCACGTAATGTGTTACCAGTACCTGGTGTAAGTTTTGATCTAACGTCATCTTCAACTTTTATCCAACGATTGCCATTAAACCTAAATAATCTATTTGGTAAGAAATCTAAACGCAAGAAATACTCTCCTTCGTTTGCTACTGCCGGAAATGCTGTTCCCATCTCGATTGGGAATCCGTTTGGTGCAAGACCGTCTCCAACCAAGTAGCCTTTATATGGAGATGAGTTGAGTGCTGATATTCTCATAGTATCTGAAGTTAGATTAGAGTTATCACATGTAATTGATGTATCATCTGCATTATACCCGCTTGGGTCTAAAGGTGCACCGGTTACTGGATCTGCTGGAATAGTATAAAACTTACTAGTATCATATCCGCTTTCGGGCACTTCTTTCTCGGCCTGAGCAACAACCTTATTTGTAACTTCGAGTTCTTGTTTGTATGTACTAAGCAAGTCTCGTAAAGTAGCACCAGTACTTTCTCCGGTGCTTTCATTAATTTCAATTGTATCAAGAATATCTCTGTATTCTTGGCTATCAATTAGTGGTGTACATTTTACTCGCCATAAGTGAGGCCACCACGACGGACTATATCCTTCTGTAGGTCTTGTTCCCTCTTGTACTACATAGTACCTTTTTAACGCAACCTCTAATGTTGTATCTAAAGAGTTATAATCCCGTAGGTGTGGCAATTCTAACACATCGCCGCTCATTATACTACGACCTAATATAGAGTTCATATCTTCTAAATGGAATGTAATAAACACCGTGTCGTTTTGTAAGAACAACCCAAATTGACTTAAATCAAAATCCGTATCAGCAACATTGTATAACCCTCGAAGGTTGTATATATCTTTTGCATACTTTCTATCTCTATTTTCAAGGAATAGGAAATCTTGGATAGCAAGAGGATCATCCTCTGTATAATTAGGCTGACTTAAATCATTACTAGACCCCTGATCTAGTATACCTAGGTACTTATGTACATGAATTCCCGTGCCGCCAACAGTAAACATTTCTTTGATATTTTTATCAAAAAACTTAAAGTCGTTGGTGTGAGCACCTTCTTTCCACATTGATATTCTTGGCATAACGATTCCTTACTACGTATTTATTGGTTGACAAAGGTTATATAGATGCTATTATATAAGAGTAACTGAACAATAAGTCATTGATTTATATAGAGAATCTTTTTTTGAAAGTCCTTTAAAATCAATGACTTAGCGGACCCAAAAGTGGTTGACAACTCTCTCGGTAGATGTTAGTATATAAGAGTAAGTTAAACACAAGAGGGCACAAGACAAGGAGAGATGCATATGTCATCCAAAGTCGTTATTAAAGCAATGCCAAACAATAGTCGGCGTGAAAAACTGTTTAAGATAGTGAAACTAGTCAATTATGATAGCGTTGGACTAGTTGACACTATTTTCACTGAAAATCAGGTCGAACAATTCCTTAAGACCTTAAATAAGCGAGTGTCATATGAAATATTAGGCGCATAACAGTGTCTAATATTATTGATTTTAAAACTCGTAAACCTATTCCTATAAGTACCCTACAGAAGGAATGGGTTGAAACTGTTTCTAACGAAGCCATAGACAACTTAGACATGGCTGATATTATGGGCCTTATACAAGGTATGGAGGATTTCTATGGCGATCAAAGCCAAGACTAGAAAGCGTAAACCCACTAAGAGACGAATTAAAACCGGGGCTGGTGCAATCCGATCTGATAAAGGATGGACCGTTTTTGGAAGATTATTCCATATGGAAGTCGATTCTAAAGACTCAGAAGCCATTGTTAAGTCGTATGTAAGAAAAACGTTTAACAAAGAAGATGCACAGGCAATTCTTAAGACCCCAAGTTATAATTGGAGCTCTAATCATATTGCGGCTTATTGTTATTGGACAGAGAACTATTCAGATATTGAATTATCTACTGAACCGTTTGGTCCGTGTGCAGGTGCAGAAAACGATAAAGATGCATACAATAAAGCAGTTGATTGGATGGCAAACAGGTTTAATGAACTAATCGAAAAAGGTAAAGAGATTGTTAACGAAATAAAAGAAGAAGAGAAACGAACTAAAAATGTATACAAGCCTAGTATACAAGACCGCATGGCAGAACAATTATCTGAAATCATCGGCGAGTTTGAAGTTATCTGCGACAAGCATATTATTCTTAGAAATACGAAAGAAGATCCTAAGTTTTTTAATTGGCTTAAAAGTAATAACGTTGCCCAAGCACATATTAGTAAGATCAAATCTTTCTATGTTTCTATACAAGCAGAATTTAAAGAGTTGCTTAACAAAGATTGTCATCCAGACCTTAAAGAAGGATACAGTCATCTTTCAAAGAAAGAAATTAATCATACTATTAAATTCTTTGATAATATGTTTAGTGACTTAGATGCTTATGCTAACCTAAAGAAAGCAACTCGAAAGACCCGTACAAAAAAAGCACCAAGCAAGGATAAACTAGTTGCAAAACTTAAATTTAAGCAGGCTGACCCGGAATATAAGATTGCAAGTGTAAATCCATTAGACATATTAGAAGCAACAGAGCTATGGGTGTTTAATACTAAAAATCGTAAACTAGGCAAGTACGTTGCTGACGATCACCAAATACTTTCAGTTAAAGGTACTACGCTAGTAGGATTTAGCGAGAGAGATAGTGTACAAAAAACATTACGTAAGCCTGTAGAAAAACTACAAGAGTTTAATAAGGCTGGCAAAGTAGCATTGCGTAAGTTTATGGATGGTATTAAGGCAACTGAGACAAAACTTAACGGAAGGCTAAATGAACACACTGTTCTACTGAAGGTTTCTAAATAAATACTGTATAAGGAAACTATTATGGCTGTAGACGTTACAACTCTGAAAAACGACATTAAGGATTATATCTACCTTCGCTTGGGGGGTGATATGGTTGATGTTGAACTTGACCCTGCTCATTATACAAACTGTATAGATCAATCACTTCGCAGATACCGACAACGTGCCGGAAATAGTGTTGAGAGTAGTTATATATTTGTTAATATTGTAAAAGAACAGCAAGAATATGTACTACCAGACGAAGTACAAGAAGTACGTCAAGTATTTCGTCGTAGTGTTGGTAGTGGTAGTAGTGATACAGGCACACAGTTTGAACCATTTGAAGCGGCGTTTGTAAACACATATTTGCTCCAAGCAGGTAGAGTTGGCGGACAAGCAACATATGAATTATACTATCAGTACCAAGAATTAAGTGCAAGATTGTTTGGTGGTTTTGTTAACTTTGAATGGAACCCTGTTACTAAAACAGTAACATTACTACGAAAATTTGAAGATAGCGGCGAAGATGTTGCTCTTTGGGTTTATAATATTAAACCTGACGTAACTATATTACAAGATAGACAAGCACAACCATGGGTACAAGATTATAGTTTAGCATTGGCTAAGTTTACATTAGGTGAAGCACGTAGTAAATTCTCAACTATTGCAGGCCCACAAGGTGGCACTAGTTTAAATGGTGACACACTTAAAGCAGAAGCACAATCTGAACTCCAAGTGTTAGATGAGGAACTTAAAAATTACGTTGATGGCTCAGATCCGCTATCATTTATTATTGGCTAATTACAAAAACTCTGTTATAATATATACATGATTATAGGATTAATAGGACTTATAGGTTCGGGCAAAGGTACTGTTGGCAACATGCTAATAGACAAAGGCTTTCGTAGTGAAAGTTTTGCTAATAGTTTAAAAGATGCTACTGCTTCTATATTTGGATGGGACAGAGCAATGCTCGAAGGCGACACTGACAAAAGTAGAGCACAACGAGAAACAATCGACGAATGGTGGTCTAAACGACTAAACATTCCGGATTTTACTCCTCGACTAGCATTGCAATTACTAGGTACTGATGTATTTAGAAATAATTTTCACCAAGATACTTGGATACTAAGTTTAGAAAAACGCCTAAGTAGAATAGAGCATAATGTTGTAATAACTGATGCTAGATTTCCAAACGAAGTTGCAATGATACGCAGAGCAGGCGGCAAAGTAGTAAGAGTTAAAAGAGGCGAAGATCCGGATTGGTTTGAAGTTGCAAAACATAATGTTGATACTATGCCACATTTACACCCTGAAATTCACGCTAGTGAATACATGTGGGCAAGTATTGTTCCGGACTATCTAATTACTAATGAAGGAACCATTGACGACCTTTATGTAGTAGTTAAAGATCTGCTTGAAGATCTCCAATCCGCCAACCAGTAACACTTAGTTCATAATTACAATTTAAACAAACGGTTTTGAGATTATTGTAACTAATGTTACTTTTATTATTGTCTAGATAATACACTGTTAATTGTTTAGGACGTGCGGCTTTAAATCCGCATTTTTCGCAACTTCGTTTCATTTTATATCCTGAAATTTTCCACAGTGGATCTTTGTGAGCTTTTTGATTTCGTTTCTTACGACTACATGCGTCACATAATTTTCTGTAATATATTTTATCTCCAAGGTAATAATTTATTGCTCGAGGATTAACTTCACATTTATCACATAAAGGGCGCATACAGGTATTTATATTGCGGACCTTTAAAGGTACCATGTAAATACAGCGTAAAATACAATTATTCGATAAATACTTTTAATAAAATTCTTATGTTGAAGGAAGACAAATCATGGCACTAACATCCCCAGGTGTACAAGTTACAGTAACTGACGAAAGTCAATATGCTCCGGCACCAACCGGAACCGTAGCAACATTTATTGTTGCCTCCGGTCAAGATAAAAAACAAGGTGGTAGCACAACTGCTACGGCTACAGGTACTACGGCGGCTAACGCAGGTAAAACTTACCTAGTAAGTAGTCAACGTGAGTTAACACAAACTTTTGGTAATCCAAAGTTTTATACAACTACTGCCGGAACACCAATTCATGGATATGAAAACAATGAATATGGCTTAATGGCCGCATACAGTTTCTTAGGTGTAAGCAACAGGGCTTATGTTACTAGAGCAGATATTAACGTAGACGATTTGGTTTCAAACCAAAGTCGTCCAACAGGTAATCCAACAGCAAATACCGTTTGGTGGGATGCAGGTACAGATAGCCGTTGGGGAATCTTTGAATGGAATAAAAGTACTGGTGCATTTACAAATAAAATTCCAACTGTTATTACTTCAACAAGCGACTTAGATAGTGGGGTACCATTAACAAGCATTGGCGCTATTGGCGACTATGCTGTTGTAATGACAAACGTAAAGAATCCAGTATACTACAAGAACCGCAGTAACGCATGGGTACTAGTAGGTAGTGCAAGTTGGCAAATTGCGTGGCCAACTATCTCTGGAACTATTGCAAGTCCAACGCTTGTAAATGGTAATACTATTGTTCTTAATGGTACAACTGTTACACTTAGTGGAACAACAGTAGCACAACTTGCATCCAGTATTAATAGTGCAAGTATTACTGGTGTTACAGCCGCGGCAGTTGATAATAAAATTGAAATTTACGCAAATAGTACAGCGGCTAGTGATGGTTCAACCACAGATGGTAAGATTATACTTGCTAACGGTAGTGGAACAATTCTTACAGTGGCAGGCTTAACAGCAGGTACATATGCAAGACCATTAATCCAGCAGAGCGCACACTACACAGTTCCTGAATGGAAGACTAGCGATACAGTTCCTCGTCCTAACGGAAGTATTTGGATTAAAACTACTCAACACAACTTAGGCGCAAGACCAGACATTAGCGTTTATAGTTCTACAAACGGAGTGTTTGAATCACAAACATTAACTGGAACAAATATTTTTGAGAATGATCAAACAGTTCTTAAAGAAACTGATACGACTGGCGGTAAAGCGATTGAAGCAGGAAAGTATTATGTACAGTTTGACGTTGACGAAGATGATACAGCAACTTATAAATTATTCAAACGTTATGCAACAGGCGCATTAGAAGTAACAGGTAACGTTACAACTGCTTCGCTAACAGCATCTAATACATTTACTATTAGTGCAAGCGCCGCAGGTAGCACAACAATGTCAACTGCCACAACAGTAACACTGAGTGGCACTACACTAACAACTTTAGCAAGTGACATTAATGCCGCAAACGTTACAAACGTTACAGCAAGCATTAGTACTACTGGTGCAATAGTTATTAAGCATTCATTAGGTGGTGTTATCATCCTTAAAGAAACAAGCGGAACACCATTAACTACAGCAGGCATTGTAACAGCAATTACTACTGGACAAGTACGTGCAGGTAATAACAGTGATTTAATTTTAAGTAACTGGGTTGCGCCAACTTATACAGCAAGTACAACACAACCAAGTGCAGATCCTGCAGACAACACTCATTGGTATAGTGATGCTCTTGAAGCAGACATTATGATTCATAATGGTACAACATGGCAAGGATATCAGAACTTAGGTACTGACGCACGTGGATTTACACTAACTGCTACAGACCCAGACGGTGTTATTTTTAGCACCACAGAGCCAACATTGCAGAGTGATGATACAGCATTAGTTGTTGGTGATCTTTGGATTGACTCAAGTGACTTAGAGAATTATCCAAAACTATACCGTTACGAAACAGTAGACGGCGAAAACAAATGGGTATTAATCGATAACACAGATCAAACTACAGAAAACGGTATTGTGTTTGCTGATGCACGTTATATGGGTAGCACAACATTAGATGTTGTCACAGGAACAATTCCAACAACTAAAGCATTACTAACAAGTGATGTTGTTGATATTGACCGTCCAGATCCAGCATTGTATCCAAGAGGTATGCTACTTTTTAACACAAGACGT